ATGTTAGATCCACCTATGTGATTCATGTTCAAAGAGAAAAAGTTATCTTCTTCGTCGTCCGCTTGAAGAGGAACTAGATTGGCTGGAACAAAGAGTCTCTTGTGTTTTGCCATCTGTTTTGGAACGATCAAAAGAACGTTCTTTTTTGGAGTCCCAGTAAGCTGCTTAAGGTCTTGGTCAACTGAATAAATCAGAACATCGTCGTTTAGTATCTCACAAAGGTGAGCAATGATGTCATCGCCCTCGGTTCCTTTAAACCTGTATTGATTGATGCCACACTTCTCGACGAGGTGTGGCATTATCGTTTGTTGAAAGTAATCGAAGAACAAGTATTGAAACTCGTCGTACTTTCTAGTTCCCTTGTATTTGAATTCCTGAGGAGCGGCTGATGTCTTAAAATCAGAGCCCTTAAAGAAGTCATTTGTATAGTCTTTTCTCCAGCTATTAGAATCAAACACTATGTGAATTTTTCCAGGAGTAGAGGACATTGACGCAATTAGAGAGTTTAGATAAGTAAAACAAAAGTTCCTAAACGAAAGTCTGACTGACTCTTTTAAACGGAAACCGTCATTGAATAGATCTTCAACATAATAAACTTCACCGATTGACTTATCTTTGGACGTGACTGATTTGGTCACGCTAATTGCAACATTGATGAAGGCATTTCCGTCTATGATTAGGTGCATACTAGTTTTCTTCTTTTTGTTGTTCAGGCGAAGCTTTTCTCAATACTCTGATTGCAGCTGCAAGAGTTTCGGCTTCAAGAAGACCGTATGCTCCTTTCTTTTGAGCATGATTAGCGGATGCAACTAATATGTAAACTGCTTGGTCGGGAGTAAGACTACGTATGAAATTCTCATACGCTTGCTCGTCTTTATAGCCGATTATTCCAAACAAAACGTTGTTGGGATCCATTTGAGGTTGGCTTTGCTCTGCATTGGCTTCCTCTGTTTTCTGTACTTCAGTTTGTGCTTCTTCCATGACTTTTATAGATTTTTGAATAATGAATCGTATTCATCGTCTTCTGATTCAGAAGAACTTTCAAAGATGGATTCTTCTTTCGCTGGAGGTGCTGTTTTTTCAGAAGAAAAAATTAGGTCTTCTGAAGAGTCTTTGACTGGATTAGAAGATGAAGAGCTTACTGAAGATCTAGAACCTGACATTCTGGCTCTCAATAACTCGTTCATTTTAGTGTCCTTGCTTCTTTCCAAAACCATTTGGATGATTTCCTTTTGAGGAATAGCGGCTAAAATAGCTTCGGCTACTCTTTCAAAGTCTTCTTCTCTCCAGTCTTGGTGTAAATAGTCGTCAAGTTTTGGAGTGTTCTTAGTCAAGAACTCATTGACTAGTTTTACTGACTTTTCGCTGTTTTCAACGATAACTTGAGTATCGCCGATTTTAAACATGAATGGAGTCACGTCATCCATAAACTTACACTTAGACCAGTCTCTAAATTCTTTGGTCTTTTTACCTACGATACAAAGGAAGTCTTTTCCTTCTAATAAGTGGTATGGATTTATTTTTCTAGAAAGCGACATTCCGTCTACTTCCTCCGGATTAACCATCTGGTCGATGAGCTGATCGATTTGGTTTCTAAACTTGAAAACCTTAAGCTGTCCTTCAAGATCTGGTCTTTGCGGATCTTTCTTAACGTAAACAATAGAGTGGTGAGTGTACCATCTAGAGAAACGAGAATCGATGTCTTTAACTAAATCTGGTTCTTCTTTTCTTAAGGATCTCAAGACTGACTCGATAGTCCAAAGAATTGAAGGATTACCGACGTTTGATGGACAATCGACGATCACCGATTCTTTAGTTAAAGGATTCCAAAACTTAGCAGTGTACTTTGTGTACTTGCTTTTTGCTTTGTCGTGAATGTAAGGTACGAATCTGAAGACTGACTTATACGAACCGTTGTGTGCGTTCGGATCTGGGTCATAAACGTTCTCATCTACTTTTCTACTGTTCGAAGATGCTTTCTGCTTTGAAAAAGTATCCTCTGGTAAATCAAAGAAATCTGTCATAGTAAAATTTTTTATTTTTTTTATTTTATACTATTGTACTTAGTAAAGTTTAATAGTTTCGCTATAGACACAAAAAATGCCTCAAAAAGAGGCATTTCTTACTAAAATTAAGATATTTTAGATTAGGCAGGGTTCTTAGTTGCGTCAACTAATTGCTGACGTAAATTCTTAGCTCCTTCTTGGATTTTTGTCATTTCAGCTTTAACTGCTGGGTGCTTAATCGCTTTTCTGATGTCTTGCATCTTTTTCTTAAGGCGGTTTCCTGCGCTTCTTACACCTTTTCCATAGTATTTTTGAGCATCTTCTTCAGCTGACTCAATGATCTCATTGATTGGTGCAAAGATAGCAGACTGTGCAGCTGCGATTTCAGCTTTTAATTTTTCAAAATCATTCATAATAATTTCTTTTTCTTATATTTTACTAAGAAAGAAAGTATGGTTTTAGATTGATTTGATTATTGTGTCTGCTTTTGGTGAAAGTTTTACGTCTGGGTAGTTTTCGATAGCGTGAGTTATCCAAGCACGCATAGTTATTTCAAACTCTTTAGCGGTTATGTAATCTGTCTTAACAAAAGGTCTTAAGTATTCAAAGAAAACTTCGTCTAGGAACCTGTTTTCTTCTACTGATCTAGCATACATGCCATCTACCATTGATTCTATCTCTTCAGGTAAAAGAAAATAAGCGTTGCTCTTTTTGGATTTCTTTCTTTCTTCTTGTGAAGAAACTCGAGTGTTAGGATGATCTCGATTTATTCCTACTTGATCTAAGTGATTGGTTTCATGTACGAGTATGTCTAGTAGCCTATGATACAGCTTATTATAGAAAGAAGGTTCCTTTTTAGGATTCAAGAGTATGTGAAACTCTATTCTAGGTACCAACATCTCTTTTTTGTTCATCTTGGTATTAGCATCGATCATATAACCTTTTTCCTTGAAGTTAAGGTCTTCCCAAGGTAGGTCATTAAAGTGAGAGTCTGACTTTGCTTTTGGATTAGAATCACGTCTAACGTTTAATATTAAGTCAAACATGAATGGTTCTGTGAACTCCATTCCTGAAAAAGAGATGTAATCTTCATTATCCATAGACCTAGACTCTCTTATCTTATCGATAAGGCTCTTAGCGACAGCTTTACAAAAGGTGATTTCTTTGTCTTCGCTCTCGTTTATGAATTGTATGAACGACATTACTTTCATTTTTTGGTCCTAATGAAGGTGACGTTTATTGCGTTAGTTGTTGGAGAGCCGTCTTGAGTAAAGACTACTTCCATAACAGCTTCTTTGTTTCCAAAAATATCTGTTGTCACCGCATTTTTTAACTTTTCAATGAAAGTCAAATCAGTATCAGAAACGTTTGTTTTCTTACCTTTGACGATCTCCATAAGGTTTTTCTTCTTTACCTCTAAATCAGCATCAGTATGTTTTTGTTTTTCTCCAGAAGTCACGTTCTTCTTTATCCACTCGTCTAGTTCTGGTTCTGTGACAGAATAAGTAGGATACTCAATGACTACGCTCCCGTCTGGATACTTACGGCGACGTATGCCAGTATCATCACGGTCTCCAACAAAGGCAAATAAGTATTCCTTTGGTGGTGGAGGAGCAGCACCAGCAGCGGCTGGGTCGCCAGGCATAGGCGGCAATGCTTGCTCAAAAACGAACTCTTTGTATTTCTTTAGATGCTTCATGATTACTTAGCGACGTTTCCGTAATTTTTGAACATGTTTTTGTTGATCATCTTAGGCTTAGCATCCTCGTATTTTGAGTCTGTCTGAATGCCTATGACTGCTCCTTCGTTTTTATCAATTACTTTATATCGAACTGCTCGATACAAGAATTCGTCACCGTCTTTCAACTTATCGAACTCTTTGTCTAATTGTCTTAATATCTCTGGATCTCGATCTTCGAATATAAACTCGCTAAAGCTAGGGATCATGATGGATTGTTTTTTATTATTTATCCATCACAGGCCAAACAATCTACTGTGGCACGAGCAGCGATGTCCCCTCTAAGTACTGATTCTGTTCTCATGTAATAAAGAGTCTTGACTCCCATGTTATATGCCTCTAAGTGTACCTGATTGATGAACTTAGGTTCAGCTTCAGTAGGGAAGGCTAGATTCAAAGAAACTGCTTGGTCGATGTACTGTTGTCTGATTCCAGCCTGTCTTACTAGTTCCAATTGATTTAGCTCTTTGAAAGTAAGATAAACGTCCTTTAAAGGAACGTATGTGTCTTGTTCAACTTCAGTAAGCTTTGACCGTTTTGAAGAAGTTATAGGATTTGAGGTTTCTCCAAGCTTTACCCAATAGTTATCTAAAAAGTCTAGGCCCTGTACTGAACCGCCGTCTGCTAAGATTTGATTCCAAACGTCTGGAGTATTGTATCCTATCTTTTCTAAGACCTTTTCTAGGGTTGGGTTTTTACGAATGAATGTTCCTTTTGCAGTCTGTTCTGTAAATACGTTTGCTGCCCAAGGCTCGATTCCTGCGGAAACGTTACCTGCCAGTTTTGAGTTAGACACGGTTGGTGCGATTGCTCTTAAATGGGTGTTTCTCATTCCTGTACCAGAACACCAAAGAGGCTCTCCGATCTCTCTAGCCATGTCTCTAGAAGCTCTTTCGCTTTCGATTTTAAGCTGAGAAAATATCTTTCTGGTCTCGAATTGAGAAACCAAAGAGTCGAAAGGAATGTTTTTATTTTGTAAATAAGTATGCCAACCTAGTACACCAAGACCTA